GCTCAACCTGGAGTTTTCATGAATCCGAGCATCTGTCGCATGGCAGTAGTGAAAGGCAAGAGCTTGGTCAGCAATGGCATCGACGAGCACCCTGCCGTCATCAATCGTGCTTGGTCGCCATCTTGCGTGAACCTGACTGTGTTTCCCGACTGCGGTACATCGTACAGCCGCACTTCGGTCCCGTTCTACCAGTCTCGCGAAGAAGCCGAAAACTACCTTGTTCTGAACCCGAACAACATTGCTGCCTTCTGGCCTGACCGGGTCTAACGATGGCATCCGTCGCCGCCGATCAGCAAAGGCTCCAGAAGTTCGTCGCCCGCCGGCACCCGATGTATGCCGCGCTGCGGGCGCATTGGGACTTCCTCGAGTCTACGTATGACGGCGGCCGGGACTGGTTCCCGAGCAACATCTTCCAGTACATCAAGGAAGGCCAGCGCGAATACAAGAAGCGCATCGAGCGCGCCTACCGCTTCAACCACACCCGCGAGGTTGTGGACCTGGTCAACAAGTACCTGTTCAAGATGGATGCCGACCGGGACGAGAACCGCGCCCCCGATTCGGTCAAGAAATTCTGGAAGAAGGCCACCCTGAGCGGCCTGTGCATCTCCGAATTCATGAAGCTGGTGTCGAACCGGGCCTCGGTCTTTGGCCGCCCCTGGATCGTGGTCGACTCGACCAACACCTTCGGTGCCCGCACCGTGGCCGAGGCCAACGAGGCCGGCGCCCAGACCTACGCTTACATCGTCCCGCCGCAGTACATGCTGGACATGAGCTATGACGGCCAGGGCAAGCTGAACTGGTGCCTGATCTACGAATGCGACCGGGACGACGTGAACCCCTTCGAATCGAGTGGCGCACCGATCGAGCGCTACCGGCTTTGGACCCGCACGACCTCCCAGGTTTTCACGGTCGAAATGCACGGGAACAAGCCCTATGTCGTCCCGGGCGAGGAAGTGATCCACGACCTCGGGGAAGTGCCGGTGTTTCCGGCCGACAACATTCATTCCGACGACAAGTGGACAGCGACCTCGATGGTCGCCGACGTGGCCTACCTTGACCGGGCGGTGGCGAACTACCTGTCGAACATCGACGCCATCATTCAGGACCAGACCTTCAGCCAGTTGATCATGCCCAACCAGGCACTTGAGCCTGGCACCGACGAGTACAAAAAGCTCGTCGAAATGGGTACCAAGCGGATTTTCCTCTACAACGGGGAGGGCGCCGGCAAGCCCGAATACATCAGCCCGGACGTGAAGCAGGCCGAGCTGATCCTCTCCGTCATCAACAAGATCATCAACGAGATTTACCACTCTGTCGGCCTGGCCGGCGAGCGCACCAAGCAGGACAACGCGGTCGGCATCGACAACAGCTCCGGTGTCGCCAAGGCCTACGACTTCGAGCGCGTAAATGCGCTGCTCGCTGCCAAGGCCAATGCGCTCGAACAGGTGGAAAAGCGTCTGTGCTACTTCGTCGCGCTCTACAACGGTGACGAGGCAGAGATTCAGAAGCTCGACGACGCCGGCGAGGAATTGGTCGAGTATCCCGAAAACTTCGACGTGCGCGGTCTGTACGACGAATTCGAGATTGCCACACGCCTCGCCCTGGTGGAAGCCCCCGATGCAGTGCGCCGCGAGCAAATGCGGGCTCTGTCCGAGAAGCTGTTCCCCCAGATGAAGGACGACCTCAAGACTGCAATCGAAGCCGATCTCAAGAGCTGGCCGCCGAAGCTGGAAGTGGCGGCGCCGGGCGCAAGTGGCCCAAAGCTCATCAACAGCGCGGCGGCGAAGAAGGACAAGGGGAAGTCTGACGGCAAATCAGTTTAGCAGTACCACAGGCGCCGAGAGACTGTGCGCCGAGAGCAACCACGGCCGAGAGACAGGCCAGAAAGGTAGTAAATCATGAACGTACGGAAGATGTTGATCGCCCGCGGCTATTGGGATGAAAACAAGGGCGGGGATGGCGGTGGCGGTGGGGGCGGTGGTGAAACTCCCGAAGCGAAAGCTGCCCGCGAGAAGGCCGAGAGCGAAGCCGCGGCCAAGGCCGAGCAAGAGCGCCTGGACAAGCTCTCGAAAGACGAGCTGATCAAGGAGAAGGAAGCGCTTGCCAAGGAGAAGGCAGACCTGCTGAAAGAGGTCATGCAGAAGAAGGAAGCGCACGCGGCCGCCGTCAAGGCAGCCTCCGAGGCCGCGGCCAAGCTGAAGGACTTCGAAGGTCTGGATCCGGCCGAAATCAAGAAGCTGGTGAAGGAGAAGAAGGACGCCGAGACCCTGGCGCTCGAGGCCAAGGGTGAGTGGGACGCGCTGAAGAAGCAGATGAACGAGGCGCATGCCACCGAACTGCAGGGCAAGGACACCAAGATCAACGAGCTGAACACCCAGGTCGGCACGTTGAACCAGCAGATCGCCGACCTCACGGTGGGCGGTGCCTTCGGCAACTCCCGCTACATTGCCGACGAGCTGGCCCTGACGCCTTCCAAGGTTCGGACCATCTACGGCAGCCATTTCGAGTTCAGCGAGGGCAAGGTCGTGGCTTTCGACAAGCCGGCCGGCACCAAGGGCCGCAGCATGCTGGTCGACGGCAAGGGCGAGCCGCTGGGGTTCGAAGATGCCATCAAGAAGATCGTCGACACCGACCCCGACAAGGAAACCGTGCTGAAGTCGAAGCTGAAGCAAGGCGCGGGCTCGGGTTCCGGTGCAGGCGCGGCCGGTGCGCGTGGCGCCGGTGGCAATGGCCCGGGCGCCGGCACGATGACCTCCCGCGAGAAGATCGCGGCGGGCCTGAAAGACGCCGCGGCGGCCAAGGCGAAGCAGTAGATCAGTCAACCCTGACAGACCAAAGGCGAGCCTTGCAAAAGCCTCGCCTTTGTAGTATAGTCAGCCCTGACTGATTTTTACGTTTTTCGGTTTTCACTCTTTCAAAAGGATCTGCCATGCCTCTGCTCCGCACGGAAGCCGAGAAACTGAGCAACAACCAGCTCGTTGCCGGCGTCATCGAAGAAATCATCGAGAAGGATGAGCTGTTTGCCATGCTGCCGTTTGTCGGCGTCAATGGCAAGGCTTATGTCTACGACCGCGAGAGCACTCTGGCGGGCGCGGACTTCCTCGACCCCAATGACGCGGTGAACGAGGAGGCCTCGACCTTCACCGAAGTCACCGCCAAGCTGCGCATCCTGGCCGGCGACGTGGACGTGGACAAGTTCCTGCAGGAAACCACTTCCGACACGAACGACCAGCGCGCCACCCAGATCGCTCTGAAGGCGAAGGGTGTGGCCCGCAAGTTCAAGCAGACCGTCGCCACCGGCGACAGCGGCGCGAACTCCAAGGTGTTCGACGGTCTGCCCGTGCTGGTTTCCGGCCCGATGACTCTCAGTGCCGGTGCCAACGGTGCCGCCCTGACCCTGTCCATGCTGGACGAGCTGCTGGACTCCGTGATCCTGGGCGCCGACTGCCTGGTGATGCGTCCGGGCACGATCCGCGCCTACCGCGCGCTGCTGTACGCAACCGGCGGCATCCAGCCCGCCATGGTGGAAATCCCCAACTTCGGCCAGCCCGTGCTCGGCCACAACGGGGTGCCCATCCTCCGCAACGACTACCTCGCCAACAACGAGACCCAAGGCTCGAACAACAACACCTGCTCGGTGTACGCTGCGCGCCTGAATGAGCTGGACGGCATGCACGCCCTGTATGGCGGCGCCTCGGCCGGCCTGCGGGTCGAAGATGTGGGCACTGTGCAGAACAAGGACGCCGACCGCATCCGCGTGAAGTGGTACTGCGGCTCCGCCCTCAAGAGCTCGAAGTCGCTGGGCCGTCTGAAAGGTGTAACCAACATCTAAGGCCTTGCGATAAGTCAGAACTGACTTATAATAGGGGCTGGCTCGAAAGGGTCAGCCCCTTTTATTTGGAGAAACTGAATGAAGCGCATTCGTCTGACCCAGCCGGGTTGGGAAAACTACACCGGCGCCCTGTGCGGCGGTCAATTCGTCGAGGGTCTGTCCGAGGAGCTGGCCGACCGCCAGGCCGCGCAGGTCGCCAACATCGTCACTTGCGAGGATGCCGAAACGGGCTTCAACCCGTCGTCCTCGCAACACCTGATCGACAGCCGGGATGACTCTGCCGAGGTCGTGCCCGAACGCACCGCGGCCGCCCAGGAAGTTGCCACCCCCAAGCCCGAGCGCGAGCTCCTGACCCGGGAAGGTCTCGAGGAGATCGCCCTGAAGCGCGGCATCAACGGGATTCGCGAGATTTCGAACCCGATGGGCGTGCGGTCTACCTCCATCAACACACTGATCGAGCTGATCCTGCAGAAGCAGGCCCAGGAGACCGGCACCAAGTACATCCCGCTGCCCGTCGCTGTCGGGCCGGCGCCTACCAACACTGAGCCGAACCTGTAAGGGCAGAGATGGACAAGTTCCTCGCCGCGCAGACCGTTACCCGCACGATTACGCTGGTGAACAATGATGGCACGCCCATCAGCCCCACCGCGGCGAGCTACCGGCTGCTCGACGAGAGCGGCAACGAACTGGTGGCGGCCACGCCGGTCCCGGGCTTTAGCAGCGGGGACGGAACCGCGGTGATCGAGGTTTCTCCGGCCGACAACACGCTCGCGACCGGTGTTTCCCGGGCGCTGCGCGAAATTGAGCTGACCCTGACGCTTCCAGGCGGCCAGGTGGTGCAGACCGATTCGTACATGGTCGAGATCCTGAACGGACTTGCCATCCCCTCCGAGTCCTTCCAGACGCTCGGGAAGGCCGAACTGACCGCTGCCACCATCCCGGGGCTCATTGCGTGGCCGGCGGCCAGCCGTGACGACAAGATCTCCGCGCTGGTGCAGGCACGCAACAACATCGCCGGCCTGAGTTTCCGGCGCATTTGGGCCAACTACCAGAACCGCATCGAGTACGAAATCGGGCAGGGCATCACGATGGGCATCGACGTGCTCTACCTGTTCCTGCTTACCCCCGCCGAGTTCGCCGACCTGGATGCTGACTTCAAGACTGCGCTTAACCGGGCGCAGGTACTCGAGGCAGATTTCCTGCTGGATGGTGATCCTGTCCAGAAACGTCGCGAACAGGGGATTGTGATGGAGAAGGTGGGCGAGGTCACCACCATGTTCCGCAACGGCAAGCCCGGCCGTAAGCCTATCAGCGAGAAGGCCATGCGGGCGATTGCCATGTACGTCGACGACACCATTTCCATCGGTCGGGCGTAATGCGGCACACCATCACCGAGACCGCGCTCATGATCGAGCGCTGCTATGAGGCATTCCAGATGCAGATGGTCGGGTGCCTCATGCACGTGCTCGAGGAGCCCGCGCCCACGTCCCCCGGTGCCCGGGCCCGACTCGGCGCCACGCTGCAGGATGCCCAGGTTCAGATCCTCACCACCATCGGCTCGACCGTGAGCCTGGCAGCCGAGGGCCTGGTCAACGAAGCCATCCAGAGCTTCAACCCTGATCTGAGCGTGCCTAACCGCAAGACCGTGACGAAGGGCATCGAGCAAGCCCGGATCGAGTTCATGCAGCAGGTCGCCCGTGCAGCGAGTGCCGATGCAATGGTGGTCACCCGCAGCATGCGCGACTTCGCCCACCAGGCTGACCAGGCAATGTCCGTACGCGGTGCCTCGTATACCGGCGCCGTGGTGACGGCCCGCATGGGCATGGACACCGACTTCAAGATGTTTCAGACCGACAGTGCCGGCCGCAAGTGGCCGAGCGCCCTGTACGTCAAGACCTCCGCCCGGTCGTTCCTGGTGAGCACCCGGGCCGAAACCTCGGTCTACGCGCTGGCACAGGCCGGTGTGGACACCGCGGTCGTGCGCTACCCGAATCCCGAGCATCCCAACCACGGGCTGCAGTTTTCGATCACCGGGGCGACGCCCGATCTGCCGGCCTATCCCGACATTCGGGAGCTGTGGCACCCCAACAGCGATGCCTACGTGAGCAAGGAATAGCCCATGTTCCGGTCGAACTTCACCTGCTACCTGACGCCCGTGGCCGGGACCGACGTGTACGGTCAGAACACCTTCGGACTGCGCCGGCGCGAATCCTGCGCCATCGTCAAGCTGATCGACGAATCGGTGCATTCCAGCGTCCGGGCAGATTCGACCGCCACCCGGGGCCATGCCGACGAGTTCGAGAACATCGCCAAGATCCTGCTCACCAAGAATTCCGCGGT